AATTCTTTTCTTTCTCACAATTCAACGATTTCAGCTATTTTTTTACTCCACTACATTCTTTTTAATGCTGATAAAACAGTGGCTATTCTTGCTAACAAAGCAGCAACGGCCAAAGAAATTCTCCACAGAATTAAAAACTCTTATCAGAATCTTCCCAAATTTTTACAACAAGGGGTATTAGAATGGAATAAAGGCTCTATTGAATTAGAGAATGGTTCCCGTATTTTTGCCTCATCATCCTCTGCATCGAATATCAGAGGTCAGTCTATCAATGTGTTGTATTTGGATGAGTGTTTAGCAGGGAATTCCCGAATCACTGTCAGGAATAAAGAAACCCGAGAAATCCAAACACTTTCTTTAGAAGCTTTTTTGAAACAAATCCAATAAATAAATAACATCATGTTCTTTTTATTCAAGAAAAAGGTTGTTCAATGAAAATTCTGGGTTGGGAAATCATCAATTCCAAAAAACAAAATGTAAAGTCGTTAAAGGCACTGGTTCCAAAAGATTCTGATTCAGGGGGTTGGTCTCCTTCATCAGGAAACTTGATGTCGTCAGTATTTTCATTCGACCAACAATCCTCATTTAGTTCAGAAATTGATTTGATTCGTAAATACCGGGACTTGATGTTTATCCCTGAAGTAGATTTAGCGATTGAAGAAATCATCAACGAAATGATCGTGACCTCTGAATCTGATTCCATTGCCACGTTGATCCTTGATAATCTAGCTGTATCTGAAACGTTTAAAACTAAAATTAGAAATGAATTTGATTATATTTTAAATGTGTTAGATTTTCAAGAAAATGCGTATGAGTATGCTCGGCGGTGGTATGTGGATGGACGATTGTTTTTTCATCTCTTGATTGATATGAACAATCCCAGAAAGGGGATTATAGATATTCGTCCATTGGATGCAATGAACATTAGAAAAGTTCGAGAAATTCAACGCACTCCTGATGAAAATCAAATTCCCATCATTACTGAAGTAGAGGAATACTTTGTTTATAATGAGATGGGATTGGCAACAATTAAAAACGTTGCTACTGAATCAGAAATTCGTATTTCCACTGATTCTATTGCCTATTCTAATTCTGGATTGGTTGATCCTCAATCGGGGGTTATTCTTTCCAATCTTCATAAAGCCTTAAAGATTGCCAATCACCTTTCGATGATTGAAACAGCAATGGTGATTTATCGGTTGACCCGTGCCCCAGAACGTCGGGTGTTTTATATAGATACGGGAGATTTACCCAAAGCCAAAGCAGAAGAATATCTCCAAGAACAAATGAACCGACATCGAAATAAAATGACGTATGATGTGGTGTCGGGTCAAATGGTGGATCAGAAATCTATTCTTTCGATGATGGAAGATTATTGGATGCCCAGACGGGGAGGAACCCGGGGCACTGAAATTACCACGTTAGAATCAGGTCAAAATTTGCAAAACATGGAGGACGTGCAATACTTCAAGGAGAAACTCTATCGTTCATTGAATGTGCCCATTCTACGGTTACAAGCTGATAACTCATTTACATACTCTAAAGATTCGGCCATCATTCGAGAGGAATTAAAATTTGCCCGGTTTATTGATAAACAGCGCAAAAAGTTCTCTATGTTTCTTTATGACATTCTCAGAAAACAATTGATTCTAAAGAATCTAATCACACCCTCTGAATGGAATAACATCAAACAAGATATTTACATTCGATTCCAGCGCGATTCTTTCTATTCAGAAATTAAGGATGCTGAATTGTTGTCTGATCAAGTCAGTTTGATGAACGACATGACCTCTTTTATGGGAACGATTTTCTCCAACAATTTCATTTATAAGAAAGTGTTGAAAATGACCTCAGAGGAAATTGAACAACTACAAAATGAGTTGAAAGAAGAAAAAGCCATCAAAGAATTAGAAACAGGTGAATCAGTGAACTCATCAGAAAACATGTATACGAATGACATGGAAAATTATGGTACTCCCCAAGAAGAGTTTTCTCAGGAGGAAGAACCCACTCCTTCTGAAGAAGAACCCACACCTACTGCGCCTACCACTCCCGCTACTCCAGGAGCAAATCCAAATGCCTGACGTGACTCTTTTCAAAACCGACAAAGATGAATTTAAACAACAAATTTCTAAAGAATTATACACAAAAGCCAAACAACGAATTGAGCAAAAGAAAAACGATTTTGCATCAACCCTCTTTGTAGCTTCTCAACCTAAGGATGTTTCTTCACATGACGATTGAAACTAAACTGACCTCAGTTGCCCAAAAGATCAAAGAAAATCCTGAACGCTTTAAAGAATACATCTTTAATGAATTAAACCATCGTCGGGATGATCATTTTGATGTCTTAAAATATCAACGGGGAAAAAAAATTGCTTCATCAGATTTTCCTCTCTCTTTTCGACCTAATTTCAAGGATGTATGACCATGGCTTTACGACTCATCACGGAAGAAATTAAAAATGTAAAGACCGAAAAAAATGATTTTTGGTATATCACAGGACCCTTCATTCAATCGGGGATCGTGAATGGAAACAATCGCATCTATCCCTATTCCATTGCTAAACCTGAAGTAGAACGCTACATTGTAGAACGCATCAAAACCCACCGGGCATTGGGAGAACTCAATCATCCCCCGACTCCAGAGATCAATCCCAAAGAAGCTTCTCATATTGTGATTTCTTTGGACGAGAAAATCATTGACCTGGAAAGGGGAATTTGCAATTGGGTGGGTAAAGCCCGAATTTTGAATACCCCCAATGGCAAGATTGCTCAGGCGTTGCTAGAAGGAGGAGTCCAATTAGCAGTCTCTTCCCGTGCTTTGGGTTCTTTGAAAGAGATTGGAGGCATCAACGAAGTTCAATCTGATTTTCGTCTTTGTACTCCTGCTGATATTGTGTTTGAACCTTCTGCTCCTGATGCCTTTGTTTCGGGAATTTTAGAAAATAAAGCATGGGTAGTGGATGGTCAGGGGTTTCTTCGGGAACAATTGGTAGAAACATATAAAAAAGAATTAAATGCCCAATCTGCTTCGCACATCAAAAAAAACATGATCAAACACTTTCATCGTTTTCTTTCAACACTTTAGACTTTTAAAATCTATAAATAGTTTAAAGTTTAAATTTTTTAAAAAATATATTCAAGGGAATACACAACGACAATGAATACATTAGATAACATCAAGAAACGAAACTCTGTAGTTCGTTTCATTAACAAGCTGTCAGATTCAGATGTTGAATTGCTGGAAAATCATTTAATCCAACAGGATTATGAAATCAATGACGAAGAGACAGAAGAAACCCCACTGGTTGAAAGTTTGAATCTAGATGAAACTGTTTTAGACAAAGATATTCAAGCCAAACTGAAAGTGTTGTTTGAGGCTAAAGTCAACGAACGGGTACTGGATAAACAAGCTGTATTCATCAAAGAAACCAATGAAAAGATGAATGAGTACGGGGAATATCTGAAAGATCAACTGACTGAACAATTTGAAGCTGATTTGGAAAAATTAGAAGAGTCCCTAGATTCTTATCTGGACTATGTGATTTCCGAGTGGGTTCAAGAAAACACCCTGGCTATTGAAAAGGGAGTAAAGGTTCAATTAGCTGAATCAGTGATGGTGGGATTAAAGAAACTGTTTTCTGATAATCACATTGATGTTCCCGATGAAAAAATCAATCTGATTTCAACTTTGGAAACAAAAGCCAAGAAACTTTATGAGAATAACATTTCTTTGCATGAAACCAATCGGAATCTGAAACAGGAAGTCATTGACCTGAAAAAGAAACTGATTGTAGAAAGCTGTTCTGATGAATTAACCCTAACTCAAAAGGAACGGTTACAAACGCTTTCTGAGAGTATTGCTGTTAAGTCTTCCAAGGAATTCAGGAAACAAGTTGAATTGATGAAGAAGATGATTACCGAAGAGAAGGAAGTTGAAAAGACTCCCAAAACATCCCCTCTTCTAACAGAAACAAAACATATTGATGAAATTGATCCCCAGGTGAAGAAATACCTGGATGTCATCACCAAGATGTAATCTTTTTTCAAAGAATTGATTTTTAATAACAATAAAGTTTTTTAAAAGAAATTTAATTAAAAGGGACTTAACAAC